TCCTTCCAATGCTCCAGCCACTGAATAACTTTCCCAGGCATACAAAGTCAGGCCCGATGCAATACAGCTGTCTTGGTTCTTTGCTTCAGAGGTATTCCGTACAACATCATCTGAATCTACCTTAACTGACTGAAAACCTCCCATATCTGTCCAGCGTGTAACACCAGAAGAATAGGAATAGAGTTTGGACCCAGAAAACTCCAGTAACTCATCTTGGAATGATGTTAATCCATCACCGGAAGATAGAAGAGTTGTTGTGCCAGAAACGTTTTGAGAAAGTGCTGAATAACCCAGGCGTTTTGAAATCTGGGAACCAACGGTATATCTACCGTTTTTCAGATCAGTTAATTTTGGCGTGAGTTTTGGATCATTCTTGGTATCCAGACCAGCAACAATATCAACTGGAACGAGTTGTTTTTGAAGGGGCATTCTTATCCTTTTTTTGGTTCATATCTATGAGAGCCTGGTGATATCCTTCTGCCTGGTTGAGCTGCACCTGGAGTTGTGGTATTTTTTGTCTCAGATCCTTAATAATTGCTTCTACTTCTTCAATTGTCATATTAATTCTGAAGCATCAGCAAATTCTCATTTGCTCTTACCATTTCATTCCTGAATGATTCGATTGCTGATCCTGCCTGTCTTGTTTGTTGTGATCCTTCAATTAATAACATTGGCAGCCATGTTACTGCACAATCCCACTCGTTTACATCCTGTCCTGTTTGTGGATTCTTCCCCATTACTTGAATGAAAAACTTGCAACCATGCTCTTTGCATTTTTTCTGTATCAAGGGACAAAAGTTACTCATGAATTTGCTGCAACCCATTCATCATATTTTCTTTTTCTCTCTGCCTCTATTTCTATAATTCGTGCATCTCTCCTTTCAATTAAAGTTGGAAGTGAAACACCTAATTCAGATTCTATCTGTGATTTGGATGAAACTGTTAAATTCAATTTAACATTACCAACATATTCAATATGTCCATCTGATCCATCCCATTGCAACGCCCATAAATCATCGGGAAGTCCTGACATATCACAACCAGTTACTGCATCTCCATCCTTATAAATTGCTGTATCTGCTTTTATTACTGTATATCCTGAAGCCATATTAATCCTTTGTTGCAATGATTACATCTACATACGAAACATCTAAATTAACTGCTGATGATGTTGGTATTGATATTGTTGGTTGTGTAAATGAGTGTGTGTGTCCACCTCCTCCCATACTGCCAGTATTCATTGTGTCATAACCTGAATCTGATGAGGCAGTTGCACCATGAGTCCAGCCCTGGTTATCACCTCCTGCACTGTTTCCTCCCATATTATGGGTATGATTTGGTATCTCAGAAGCAGCTAATGTATGAGATGCAACCGCACCACTTGATGCTGTTGGGCGTGATATAGTTGGAGTATGTGAAGCAAAAGCAGTTTCAAAAGCTACTGATCCACCAGTTCCAACTGATCCACTTACCAATCTGAGTGCAACATCATTTGCTGATGTTACTTTAGTCCATCCGGTAGGTGCAGAAGTCTGGTTAAAAAGCATCTTTGTGCTGGATGGGAAACTTATCGGTATAGATTGCCTTGAACTTGCTATTGGATTTTTATTTACAATTCCACTCATAATTTACTCCTTTATGTCCAATCCTGGTCAATATAAGAAATCACAATATCTATGTCACAAGTCCCGCCTGCTTTGAAGTTAAGTTCATCCGTACCACTCAACACCAGACGGTCATTAAATATAAAGGTCTGGTCTGCATCCAAAGCTGTTGCCAGGGATATAATTTCATAATCAGTTCCTCCTGCACTTGGATCTAAAAACAAACCAAAAGTTTCTGCTGCGCCTGCAGTTTCTGTAATTACAATTGAAAGAACAGTATAAACGTGATTTGCTACACCATCCAGGATCTTTGTGTCTGTTGTATCTGTAACAGTGAAGGTTCCACGCTTCAAAACTTCGCTGCCACTACCACTTGGAATTGCCACTTTGCCTCCTAAAAGCTAAATATTAATGAAGAGTGGAAACTGGTCTGAAAACAGTTCCCTTTTGAATAAACTTTTTTTGTTGTTGAAGTTTTAACATCACTACTGCACTCAATATCACCAGTGCCATTGCAAGCAATAGTAATGTCTGAATTATCATCATCTGGAATTGTAATTGATCCTGAATCTAAGGTATAACCTCTAACTACTGTCTGAGTCATTTAATATCCATGAATTAAACTTGCAACCAGGTTAGTCTGTGCAAAATTTCCTTTTGAATAAACTTTTTTTGTTGTTGAAGTTTTAACATCACTACTGCACTCAATATCACCAGTCCCATTACAGGCAAGTGTAATGTCTCCATTTGCTGCATCGGTAATAGTGATTGATCCAGAAGAACTTCCAGCATTTGTGTCCAGTACCAGGTCATACGCACCAGAGCTAGTGATCTTTCCAGAAGCAGATCCGCTGCCAATAACTATCTCGCCAGTACCATTTGGAATGAACGAAATATTCCCATTGGCTGCATCTGTAATTGAAATGGTAGATGAGTTTGTGCCACTGTTTGTAGCCAAAATTAAATCATAAGCTCCATTGGAACTGAGCTTGCCTGTGGCTCCTCCATTTCCCACCACTACATAACCTGAACCGTGTGGTTTGAGGTTGATCGCATAGTTTGATGCTGATGTTGCAACATTAATTACAGCTCCAGCGTATGATGTATTTGTGGTAAGTATGGTTCCTGTCTCAGCTGGAACAGTCAAAGTTCCACCACTGCCTGAAGATGCTGTACTGTAAGCAACGGTAACATAATCTGTATCAGCTGTATTGTCATCAGTAAATCTGTACAGCAACAAATCTGCATGAGCTAGTTTACCAAAGTCAGTATTGCCACTGTCACAGAAAAAGTTGTACGATTTAGCAACATTTGTGTATGTCACTCCTGCATCGGTCCCTGACATACCTGTTATGCTTCCAGCTCCAGCATTAACTGAGCTTCCAGTGGTAATTTGAACTGCAGTACCAGAACCATTTCGCCAATATATATTCCCGCTGGATTGGTACAAACTATATGATGTTGTGGCTGCTGTTACACTTGAATCGAAAATTAAATTCTTCAGTTCACTGGCAGAGTTCTGGTTAAACTCCATATCTGCATTTACATTAATGGCAGCTGGTGTGATCCGCACACCCTTGTTTGTTGAGTGATCGTGGTCATCAACTGCATCAATACTTGTGTTTAAATCAGTGGCCCATGTTGGACCTACAGTTACTCCAACTGCTGGTTTTGCTAATGATGTGATATTTGTTCCTGCTGTTGCCATTTGTTTCTCCTAGAAAAAAAATAGATCTACTGTTACAGTTCCTCCTGCTTGCATGATTATAGTTGCTTCAGGAAAGTCATTTGTGGTTGCACTTTCATAAATTACCACTGCAGCATCCTGCTTTAAAACTATCCATCCCTCTGGTTTTTGCTCAAGACCATGATCCACAATTGTATCAGCTGTAGAAAGGTCTTGATCCTGGACACGGTTGCCACTAGCAAAAGGCAGCTGGAAAAGTGGATTAAGTGCAGTTGCAATATAACCCTGTACCTGGTCAGTTGAGGCATTGCCGGTTGATAACTGAGTAAATGAAATCCTGCTCATGTCGTTGCTGTATTCCAGAGAGAATTGTAATTACTTACATCAGTCACAGTTGTTGGTTCTCCTAAGTCCCGCATCTCTGAAACTGCTATTATCCTGTCCTGGATCTGCTGCTTTACTGCAAAAAGTGCAGACACATCTGCTTCCTCTTTAATAAGGGCCGAAATTGCTGTTGCAACAATTACATATTCATCCCACCCACTGTAGAAATCGTACCTGGATTCTATAGATCCAAATACAGTTGGATCTGCAAGACCAGCTGAATTTAGGTCAGTATTAACAGTGGCTGCTGCTACTGCAGTAACTGTTTGCAACACATTATAATCATCTGCCAGGAATCCAACTCCATCTAATAAATCACCCACTTGCAGAGTATGTGTTCCAACCGTCCACTGGGTGGTGCTTCCCCTCCCAATTGCCGTTGTTGTAAACTCAAGAAATTTCCTGGGTGATGCAATATAATAAATTGTGACTGTATCTGCGCTGCTTGGATCGGGATTGAATACAATGGAATTACTCTGGATATGGTAGCGCATATCTGAGGCTACAGAATATAGTCCTCCCACATTGCGCTCAGAGAAATTGTATCTGCGCAGAGGAACCTTTGCACCACCGGTGTTCAGGTCCACTCCACGAGATTTGTAGAAATCTGTAGGAAGATCATAAGTTGAAGTACCACTGACCAGGTTAATTGTACCGGACTTGAGGAAGTAATCTTCACTGTTTGCACTCGTAACTATGAGATCATACAGCTCTGCATAACTTCTATTAATCATCCTGCGCCACTCATCATCTGTGATGAATTGCGAATTCTCCATGTCAGCACGTTGCTGCGCAAGTAAACGCAGCTCACTTAAACTCACAATGTCTGCCATTACTCTACCTTCAATAGCTATTGTATATTCCGTGAATAGCATCCAAGACAGCTTCACTATCTCCACCATTTACAGCGGAGATCAACTCTTCTGCCATTTCATGCTGTTCATCAGAATATTCTTCCATTTCCTCATCTTCGTATTCATCTTCATCACCCATATCATCTGGTTCAGAGTTCCTTTACCTTTACCCTTCCCCAAAATAATCATGGCTGCATCCTTACCTCCTGACATCATATATACCTCCTTTATTTGGTCATATCGGTGTTTCGGAGAACTAAACAAAAGTGAATACGGTTATTTGCATGAGCTGCAATATCAGCTGCACTTGCAGTTGTAATCACGTTAATGATTACAGTTTTTGCACTTGCAACATCAATGGCTCCAAACATTACTTTGGAGTCTGCAGCTGCATTCAAAGCCAATGAACATTGACCGGAAAGTAGCCCTG